GGAAAGTGACCTTAGTTCAGCGATTACGGCTCCGCGCCTGTTGGATATTCCGTTTTTCAGCCCTTCGTCTATGTTCTGTCCATAGTTTGTGAACACTGTAGACGGGGAATGTATTCCAAGCGGATTTGCAAAATTATCTTTAGCTGAATTAGCCAATCTTGTTACCGCGTCTTCCACCAATACCTGATTCTTTTGTATCCCCGCGGATGCTCCGGCGGGGACTTGGCTTCCTAACGTTTCCCCAGAAGCTCGCACCTGACCGGCACTATTAGTTACACCCTGGGCGAGGTTATTCCCTGTGTCAGCTCCTATGCTTGCAAAATCCGCAGCTGCCATTTGGGTTCTCAAACTCCCTTGTGTTTGAGTGACAAGGCCTGTAATGGATTCAGATATTCCACTGCCTTCAAAGTCAAATGCTTTTTTCAGAGATTCTGTTGCAGTGGTTCCTCCATTGTCAAATGCCGCATTGAGTTGTTGTAATTCTTCATCAGAAGCCGTTACGAGCGCCGCCACGTATCCTGCGGACTCTGGCCCGGCATCCCTCAGCTTGTCAAGTAAGCCTTGTCTCACTCCTCTGTCGGCGAGTATAGTAATATTATCAGCCCATTCGGACATGACTTGTTGATTGGTCTGTAGGTTCGCTATCATCTCCTGCACAGACATGGTTTGTTCATTACTCAATGCGTCAAACATGTTTGTGGCCTGTTCCTCATACTCCTGCCATTTTGAGTTCATGGAGTCAACGGCTTCTTTCTGTGAATCAGACAACAAAGCGTAAGACATTGTTTGATTCATCACGCCATTTTGTATCGCGGCATCAACCTCGGCCTGAGATGATACAATTGCGGCATTTGTGTCTTCTGCCTGCGTTTTTAAGCTTGCATTGTTTTCTTCCTCTGTTTTAATTGCCGCATTTGTTTCATCGAGTGCCGCTTGATATGACTTTTCATCTTCCAGCATTTTTATACGGTGCTGGTCGAACTCTTGCGCAGTTACATTTCGATTGTCGGCCATCTCTTTTTCAAGCGATTTTCTTTTTTCATAGAGAGCATTCAGGTTGCCCTCACTCTCTGCGATATCTTTATTGATATCTACAATCTGTTTTTGTGCTTCTTGTGCCTTTTGTGCGGCTTGAAGAGTTTCTACGCGCTTTTTTAATTGCGCAGTGCCAACTGACAAACTATCGCTTTCTTTATCGTAAGCAAGTCCTAAACCCTCCACAGAGCCATTCAAGGACTCTACAATCGCTTGTATTCTTTTCTTTTCCGTTGCGGTTTTGTGTTCAGAATTAATAAGGCTCTCCAGTTCCCCCACAAGGCCGTTATAAGCATCCGTGGCTACATCAATATCCTCTATTTCTGTGTTCCGGGCAGCTATGTTTTCCTTTATCTTTGCGGTGGATTCACTAGTCTTTTTAGTTAGCTCTTCCGTGGCCCCCACAATCTCATTCGTGGAGCTTGTTGCTTCATCAAGCTGTTTCTTTTGCAATGCCATCGCCCCGGTGAATATGCCTACCAGAGTAACCACTACCCCTATTGGACTTGTTAAAAAACCTATGGCCGCATTAAAAGCTGTTGTTGCTGCTGTGGCTGCTATAGTTGCCGCCTCATGTAGTTTTATGCTCCCGGTCATGACTCCTATAACAGCAGTCCCAATACCTATAGTTCCGTTCTGTGCCGCCTGTGCTGCTGTCTGTGCCTTTGTTGCCGTGGCATCAGCCCCCTTGGTTGCCACTCCTTTTGCCGTTGCCGTATTGTGCAGCAATTTTATAGTAGTAAGCCCCTTTTCAGATGCTTGTGCTGTTTTAATCAGGGCATTGGATTTTTCCATTAACCCGTTGGCCTTTGAAATAACTTTCATTGCGACATAAGCCGCAACTACCCCCTCAATCGCCGGGGATAATGTTTTGGCAACCTTAATAGTTGATTTGACTACAGATGCAAAAGCTTCGAATACTGGAGTAGTCCCCCTGACAACAGTTTTCATCACTCCGAAAGTCGAATTGACAACTCCCTTTAAAGAGTTAAGATTGTCCGCAATGCCTTTCCCGGTTATCTTTTCTGACATTTCGTCGAATACTTTTACCATGTCTGCCAAGTTTCGGACAACTGCTGTTCTAAGATTCTGGAAACTGGTTTCAATTCCCTTGCTGTTTTCCTGCGCCAGTTGTGCAATCTCTCCTGTTCCGGTACCTATCTTTATAAGATTATCCTGAAACTCTGCGAATGTCGTTTTGCCACTCTGCAAAGCTGAATAAAGCTGATTTACTCCATTGGTTCCCAGGTATCCCATTTCCTCCGCTGTCTTACGGAGTGCGACACCCATTGTCTCTTGTAGGGTACGCCAGGATTGCATGTCAACAGTTCCCTTTGACAGCATTTGTATGTACTGGGTCATGCCTCGTTCAGCATCAGCGGTACTTGCGCCATTCGCCATGAAACTATTGTTGAGGGCAAGAACGGAATCTGTACTCTTGTTTAGGTTCCCGGTTATGGTTGTCATTCTTTGGGTGCTGGCAACCACGCTGTCAAGCTTCGTAGGGAGCCCCTCTATTCCATCGGATAACTTTTGGATAGATGCACTGCTAACTTCTGTGCTATATCCAAGAGATTCCATAACCTTTGGATATTTCTCTATCGTGTCGAACCGCTTAATGGAATCTGAAAGTGCATCATTCATTACTTTCAGGGCCGCAGTCCCCACCTTTACGGCTACCATAGAGGCGGTAAGGTCTTTCATGCCGGATGCAGCTTTTTTACTGGAGCCTTGCAGCTTATCCATTCCCTCTATTGTGGTTTCTACTTCTTTTCCGTCAACTTTGACTTTTATTTCTACTACTCCGTCAGCCATGTTGCACCTCCTCCCTATCTGGCAGCCTGTATATCTCCTGTAGCTTCAACATTTGCTTGTCGTATGTATCCTTTTTACCGGGCTTTTTGTAACACCTAATCCCGCAAACTTTAGAAAACTGCGTATCCTCTGGCAGTCCTTTTAAAAGGGCCGCAAATTTTTTGAAGTGCAGTTTCCCTTGCTGCTCAAAAAGGTCTATCTTGTACGCCTGGACGAATGCCGAATATATCAGGTCACCGTCATGATTGATGCGGTATGTTTCCTTAATGTCTCTTTTGGGCAATGGATTGCCTTGTAGGTCTGTATCCGGTTCAACATCATTTATCCCGGAATAATACTCTATAATCTTCTTCAAGAGTTCACTTTTTTCAATAGCATCCAACTCCGAAAGATTGTCTTGTACCAGAACCCGTATACCCACATCGGCTTTTATAAGTTCTGGTACATTTTTATCGTCTAACAGGTCGAATACTCTCAAAAGCTTGTCAAAAGAGGCATTCACCCTGTATTCGCATCCATCTATGGTTACAGTGTCGATGCAGGTGCACTCCGGCGTTTCTCCGCTGAGGGGATATTGTATTTTTAATCCCATAATGTCACCTACTTGTACTTGTCAAATACTGCTTTTTTATCCTCTTCCTCAAACTCCTCTTTAATTCCTACCGCAATCTGGAAGAGGTATTTTGATACGATAAAAGTTGAATTGTTAATGGAGTAAATCTTCTCAAAGGCTCCCTCGCCAAGAAAACTGTCAGCAATTTTTTTGATAAATTCCTTTTCGTCAACCTCCGCCTCTGGGTTCTCTTCAAGTACTTTAATTGTCTTTTCCATGCCTGACATCTTGTCGTAAAAGCTATTCACATTTTTATCGGAGCGGTCAAAATGGAGTGTGAACAATTCGTTGTCATTTTCATCCACAAAAGGGATATCTATAATAGTTGGTCTTGCTTTAATTGGCTTCATTTGTCCTCCTAAAAAGAAAAAGCGGAAAGGTTAGTCCTCTCCGCTTGAATCATCTGTTACTACAGCCATGCCCGCTACCCCCGTACCCGCTACGGCTGCCACGGCCGGGGGTATTATTCCCCCGATACTGGACTCTCTTTGGGAAGCTGATTATATGTAATGGTACAGGAAAAGTCCTCAAACTCCGTAGCGTCCCCTGCTCCTGCGATAATATCCGATACGGTTGCGGGCCCTACCCACTGTTTTTCCCCGTCAGCAGATACAATTTTGTGCCAAACCTTTCTATCATCACCGATTTTGTACTTCATCCCGGCAATCATAGCCTGCGCCGGGTCTTCTGCATCATAGAATCCCTCAAAGCTGTATGCTCCAGCAACTCCTGTCACAGATGTTTCAGGTGTTCCGTCACCATCGTAAAAGCCTGTGTCATCCGTCTGCTCTTCCGTTTCGTCTCCTACGGTGGAAATCCACTTGGCCACCTCCAGCCATTCTGTAGGTGGCGTGGTCGGAGTTGCTGCGGTAAATACTCCGATAAAGTGCCCCCTAAGGGCGTTTTTTAATCTTGACATAATATTACCTCCTAATCTGTTGTTATCTTTGCTTCAAAATCTAGTACAAAAACAAGCCAGCTTTGTTCATCGGCTTGGGTGATGTATGGCTTGTTTGTAATCTGAATTGAATTAAAAGTAAAATCATTGCTCTCTAAGTTGTTTAGATTTTCTATGAAATCTGATATCTGCCAAAGTGAATTTCCCAATATCTCCGGGTCTTGCGACTTCATGGCTATCTCATAATTGAGTGAAATATCCTTTGCCCCGTCCATATACTCCCGGACTTTCTGACCGCCCGGGAGAGGATACATGACAAGGCTTTCTCCGACATCCAGATATCCCTTTTTGATGCGTACCAGGAGGGGAAGGTCGGAATTAATCTTATCTGTTATTGTTTCTATAAAATTCAAATTCCCGCCCCCCTTAAGTATGCTCTTTTCCACGCATCCATGTACATCCCCTTACCTTTTAAGTCCCACCTTGAACCAGTACCTGGAGTTGAATAGTTTCTAAACACAGCCCTGCCGTTGGTTCCGTAAAACTGCGCCTTTGCATATTTTGTATTCCATATTATGGAATCACCCCCACCTGATACATGACCCGTGGTGCGCAGGGTGTTGGATAGCGCAGGCACGAGCGGATTCATGTCAGAAAGCATCTGGTTAGCCATTGCAAATTGCCCTCTACTAACGGCACTTGCATCCAGCTTTTTGTATACGCCGCCCAAGTCAATATTGATACTCACGCCCATTATACCACCTCCAACTCTATTGAATATATGGCGTCTGAGTAAGGCTCATGGTTTTTCAGGACATTGGTTATTATGTGTTCTTGTCCGTCAAACGTGACACGGGATTCTGTAATAAAGTCCTGCATCGGAGTAGTTAGTCCGGCATAGCAAAAGACAACAGCATTGTACAGGATGACTCTGCCCCCTGATGTGTAGCTGTACTTTGTAGTTCTGTCTATCCTCACATTGGAAATAGTGACGGGGGCCGCATACATAGGCCGCTGGTAATCATCCTTTTCGGTTATCTGTTCATATACCATTTCGTCAACAAGTGTTTCTATCGGCGGTTTGGGTATCACCATACCGGGCACCCCCTTATCCCTCTATACAATAACCCTGTTCCTTCCAGTGCTATGTATACGTCTTCCGCTACTAAGCTCTTTGTTTCGTTTGCTCCTGCCGCATTATATCGACTGACGTTAGAAACACTTGTACGGCCTATTGAGAACGTTTGAGGGGCCTTATTAATTCCTTCATAGGTGTCTGCTCCAAGTTCGGAGAAATAAACTATCTGATAAGCCAGGGCCTCCTTGAATTTATCCACTCGGAACTTATAGTCTTTCGTTATATCATTGAATATATAGAAATTGTCGGTGATGTTATCAAGGATTGCAGAAGCCTTTTTAATACGCTTGTTGTAATCATCCTGTGATACTGTATTCTCACCTACAATATTCTGTAATTCAGTATAGGTTAAGTAGTCAGCCATGTTCTTCCCTCCAAAAAAGAGGAAAGCTTTAGCCTTCCTCTAATAACTGAATCAGTGTTGATTTATTGCTATTGGATTTGTAGGATATACCGATATCATCCAATAACGCTTTTAGCTGAGCATTTGTCATTGTACTGTAATCAGCAGAGCTTTCTAACGCCCTGCCTACGGCACCACCGCTTTTACCACTTTAGCTACAGCCTTTTTATTGTCATCAATAATAAATTCTCCGGCCTTTCCTGCGCCCTGTAATGCCACGCCGTCAAAGTCCTCTGACTCAATGGTTCTTGCGGTATTAATTCCTGTAAAAGCCTTTCCTACATTCTGAACATATATGTAAGCGTATTCGTCTGTCTGGAACAGTGAATCAGGAGTCTCCTTAATTTGGAATCCCTTGAAACGTAAAATACCGTTTTCATCAATATTTACAGATGAATTCTTTCCCGTAGTAACAAGCGGATGATCTACAATTGCATTGTATAATTCAGTATTAACTGCTGCTACCTTTGTACCGATCGCTTCAATATTTACGTAGTAAGCTGACAGTGCATTGAATAACGCTAATACAGAATCTGCTGTAAAGTCTGCGAGCTCTTCCTCGTGTCCGGCAACAGAGGAAATAAAAGCACTGTGCTGTGAATTAAACTTCTGTACTTTTGCCTGTGCCTGTAAGTCGAGCCTGTCAGCAACAGCTGCCGAAAAATCATTATTTACTGTATGCCTGTCGATACCTTCGTGGAATACCCATTCCCAAGTGTAAGGTACGTCAGTGTCGGTATAGACAATTTCTGTTCTTGCCCCGAACCTTGTGCTGTTTCCTGTTCCGGTCCCGAACGCCACGTTTGCACCTTTGTTGTAAGCGGCCCCAACTACAACAGGGATATCTGATGTTTTTACACTGAACGCTACAGCATTATGCTGTACACCGTCAAGTGCTTCAATTCCACCTCCGAAGAAGTCGGCAAAGTAGGACTGTTTTTTAAATACAGCCTGCAATAACTGTCTAAACTGTT